AAAGTGTGCCGTATGGAACCTCTGGTGTTGTTGGACGACCGTCTCCGTAACGATCCGGTTACCCCGGACATTATGCAGGTGATCACCAGCATCGTTGCAGGCTACTACCTCCAGACCTTTGCCCTCCTCGGTCAGGTCAGCGGTGTGGATGTGATCGGCACCCTGGACAAGCTCAATCCAGCCCGTACGGGTATTGGCCTGAACTCGTTCGATAACCCGAACACTGATTACATTAACTCCCATAGGGTCATTAATAGTTCCGTTCCGTTCTATAGTATCGGGATGGAAGCGCTGTTGGATGACCCTGCTCCACCGTCAGCAACACCGGGCAAAGAGAGCAAAACCAGCTTGTCTGTGCCGGGTAATATTGCTGACATCACCCAGGCGTCTAACCTCGCTGTGGGTAAAATGATCAAAGCGGTTATCACCGCGAACGGGAATTCAGTAGAAGTCCCGATCACCATCCGTGTGAAACCTATCAGTACGGATTCGAATTCGATCGCAAGCACCCTGGCAATCGGCACCACCAAGAACAACGTGAAAGAGCGCTGGCAGCGTTTCCGTGCCGGTGAACTGACGTTCTCTAACTTGCTCTTTATGGACGACGTTGTGCAGCAGCACAAATCTATCCTGATCAAAGACAAGTCCGGCTTTTATGCTGAGGTGGTGCGTCGTGCTAACGGTAACCTGGCAAAAGGCATTACCAGCGGCAACCTGTCTATGGCCACGAACTCTAACATCATTGTCATCACGGCTTCAACAGCCCAGGCAGTGGCGCGTGAGTTAGGCGGCAGTCTGGATAACTTCCAGATCCGTGAAGGTGTGTTCAAGAACGTGTACTCCAACATGCTGGTCGTGGTTAACCAGGACAGCGCGATGGTGACCTTCTACTACCGTGGCGAGCGCACCGGTACGAACGTATCCGCTTACGATCTGAAACTGTCCAGCAAAGGCAACGGGCCAGACATCATGTCGATCTTCACGGCATTTGCTGAAAACAAAATTCCACCACTCTAAGGGATCGGGTTGATGAACATTTTTGACTACGCCAAATCCATCTTCTCTGATGGCATTGAAAAACGCGATCTGCTCAGTGAAGTGGATCGCCTGGAAACGGAACTGAACAAGTTCACGTTGAACGGTTACAAACAGGCGGTAGGGCTGGGTCTGAAAGCCGATGGCCCGAACTACTACTGTAAGTCGATCAGCAAGGCTTACGAAGGCGTACGTAACCAACAGCGTCTGCGTGCGGTAGACATCATTGAAGGCACCTTCTTGAGTCTGTCGCAGCTGACCCTGACCCTGCCGTGGCTGCGCAAACAGATCGAACGTGAATCAAAGCAGAAGATCGTGCCAGAGAACCTGGACTTCAAAACCGCGAACTTCTTGCGTTACATTGATTCCATCGACTTCTACCTGCGTTACGCACGCTCCATGCTGCTGGTGATCTCTACGATCAAATCCAGTGACAACGAAGCAGCGTACCAGCTGGACAAGCAGGTGCTGATGGCCGAAGCGAAGTTCCTGACGGAAACCGGTAACTTCTTTGTCTACCTGGTGGGTCTGTTCTCACAGCCGGTACTCGTTACCGAGAAGCTGTTTGATGCCGTGCCGACTGTGGTGGTCTCTGAAGCGGATGAAGCGGTTGTGGCAACTGTGCTGGGTAACAAAGTCAATGCTTTCCAGAATGGCTTGATCCCCGCCCGTTTTAACATCTTCTTTATTATCGGTAAACGTCGTGCAGAACGCCGTGTTGCCCGTCTGCGTCAGGCCGAAGCGGCAGCCTCAGCGATTGAGTTAACGCTGAACAAGTTGCAAGAGCAGAAAGCCGGCGGTAGCGATGACCCAACACTGGACAAGCAGATTGCGTATTACACCAATGTGCTGAACAAGTTGAACTTCGAAATCGAAACCATCAGCGCTGAAGCCTAAGGAGCCGTCATGGTCGCCCGAGCATTTACCGGTGCGGACGCAATCTACGACACAGGCTTTACTTCCTACGCACCACGCAGCAACGTGAAGTTAGAACGCGATGTTGACGTGGTGTTACTGTATCGTGATCAGATTGCCAATCCAGCTGTTTATGAAAACTGGAACTTCAAAGAGCGTGCCCTGGAAACAGCGGCGCGTTTACTGTTCCCGTTAGCCCCTTGGGTCATGGCCCAGCGTGCTAACACCATGCACTCTAAACACTCTTTGATGTTTGTGCGTGACCTCGCCAAGGTAGCCCTTGGCGGTGAGCGAGATATGTCGGTTCGGATGCGCATGACGCTGATGACTGACAGTGCGGTGCTGTCTAACCCCTTAGAGTTACGGGGTGACATCGACAAGCTGGACACCTATCTGCCAATGGCACTGGTGAATCAGCTGCGCGATGTAAACAGCGGCAATGCGTTGGCCAACCTGACCGATACACCGGATAAGTTACGGGATTTGGTTCAGTCATTATATGTCATGTTTGGTACGGGTCGCTAAGACCCGCATCATCTATCTATCACAAGAGGAATTACAATGAGTTCACTTATCCTTGCTCAGCTGATCGGTGAAGGTCTGGAGTCATTCGAAGACGCAGCTGCTGCACCCGTAACTGCTGACACCGGCGCGGAAGTTCCGGCTGTACCTTCTGTTGACGTCACTGTCTGTGAAGAAGAAATTGCGGTTGTTGAAGCAGCTGGCGAAGCCGCCACCGCTGAAACTGCAATCGTTTTATCTGCTGATGCTGTGGTTGAAGCAGAGTGCCTGGTTGATGCGCAGACCGAAGTGGTTGTGCAGACCGCTCAGGTTACGGCGTCTATGGAATCGTACGTTGGTTCAGCAATGACCAAGCATGACGCTTTGGCACTGCAGATGCGTGTACAGCAGGCCACCAAAGGCCAGTACGCGGCTACCCAGGTTGTGGGTTCACTGGAAGCCTTCGGCACCGACATCACCACTGATGATGCACTGGAAGCCGGTCTGGAAGGCCTGGGTGAGTTCCTGAAAGAAGCGCGTAACAAACTGTCTGGTATGGTTGCGGTACTGCGTGCGAAGATGGCGGGCTTCTTTAAAGATGCACACGTCAGCTTTGACAAAGTCTCTGCCCGTGCTGCTGCGGTTGAGCGTCTGGCGAAGAACACCTCAGGTGAGTCCAATGCTTCTGCACTGCAGCTGCCACTGGACACTGCCTGGCATCTGGTGAAAGACGGTAAGGTCGTGACCAACTTTGCGAAAGAGATGGGTGACCTGGCCAAGTTTGCTGAACTCGTGCTGAAAGAAAACAACTCATCTGTTTCTGAGCACCGTCGTAAGTTCATCGAACTGGTTTCTCCGCTGATCAGCTGCGACCTGGAAGAAGCAAACAAGCTGGCGAAACAAATCGCTGACTGGAAACTGCCGAAGCCAGATTACGCGAAGACCAAAATTCCTACCAGCTCACGCACCACTGATCTGTATCGCTCTGACGTCCTGCTGGGCGATGAAGCACTGTTCGTGATGCTGCCGACCGACGTTTCCAGCAATACCGATAACGTGGCACAGCGTCTGGCTGCACTGAGCTCTGTGTACTTCGGTCTGGAAGTGGGCCTGAAAGATGTGGCGAAGCGTCCGAACAAACTCGACGTCTCAATCGACACACTGAAGCCGGCTGAGATCGTGAAGATCGCTGAAACCATCACTGCTGTTCTGGGCGACATCAAAGTGTACGCGAAGACCTGGGGTGCATGGGATGAAGCGAACAGCGATCTGGATCGTCTGATGACGGTACTGGCCACTGTGCAGTGGGAAGGTGATGCTGAGAACTACGAAGGTGCCGTCAGCAATGGCGCGTCTACCACCGTGTATGTCAGCACCCTTAACACCCGTGTTGCTGATGCGATCTGGTACATCAACGCTGCGTATGGTTACATGGCGACCACGCCTACTATCCTGCTGGCGAAGAAACTGATTGTGCTGATGAACCGTGCCCTGGAAGTGTGCGAACGCTCTCTGGCAACCTACAGCGACAACAACCTGAAATAAGGAACAGTGGAAATGCGCAATCTGTTTTTAGACCTGGCGCTTTCCACTGGACTGGAGGAGCTTAATGCTCCTCCTGTTTCAGATGTGGGGCCGTCATCAACGACTGATTTAATTGTAGCAGAAACTGAGCTGGCTCGTGCCACCACCCTGGTGACGCAGTCGGATGCCGACGTTAGTGAAGCAAAATCAAACCTCGCCGATCTGACCCGTCTGGCCAATGGGCTGGAAGGGTTGATGATCGAGGTTGCTCAGGTTGAAAATCCAGCCGGTCCCTCTGAAGATGAATTAGCTGCATTACGTGTTTCTGCTATGGCGGTACGTCGCGAGTTTCTGAGTCGTGATCAACGTCGTGTGGTGGATGACATTGCAGAAGGTCGTCTGGAAGGTTCAGTTGAAGGTTTGGGCGATGTGATCAAAAACATCTCCACCAAACTGGGCTTTGCTATTGGTAACTTCTGGGATGGTGCTAAACGCACTATAACCACCGGTAAGCAAACCACTCAGCGTGCAGATGCGGTCCTTGTTGATTTGACCAAACGTATCCAGGCCATGCCAGACGTCGAGTATTCGGCCAAGGTAGATAAAGGCCAGGCGTTGGCGATCACCATGGGTAAGCAAGTTGACCTCAAGGGTTCGCTGGCTGACATCGTACCGGCAACCGATGACTGGTTCCGCCGTACAGTGAATCTGTTGGTAGACAAGATCGGTGTGCTGTCCACGGACATTGAAGCCGTGTTAAAGACCACCACCGAAGAAGAGTTCAAAGCCGCCATCGCTGCAACACTTCCTCATCTGTCTGTACCAATGCCTGAATCAGTGGGTTCCTCAGCATCCGTTGTCAGTGGTAAGTACTTTACCTTTGACGTGTTTTATATCCACGAGTCAGCATCCGGTCGCACCCTGGCAAGTTACGTCGCGCGCCCTGAGCGCAATGCGCAGATTGATAGCCAGTACTTTGATGTGGCGAACGCTGTGGGTGTGTCCTTTATGGACATGTGTAATGTGCGTAAACCAACCCCGACTCCAACCACCGTGACCTTGACCAAGGCAGAGATGCTTAATGGTCTGGCTCAGCTGCGTCAGGCTGTGGGTAACATCGATGCGTACTTTAATCAGATGGATGTGGTGTACAAAGCGTACAACACTTACCAGACGTCTATTCGTCCGTACGATGCCTTCATCAAAAACGCATGGGTCACCAAGAACGTGCAGGCTCAAGTCTCGGCGCACGCGGGCGCTATCCTGTCGCTGTTTGAGATGACTATCCTCGCAACCTCCGGTACACTGGCACTCATCACTGATATTGCCGGTATCATTAAAACACTTGTGTACAGCTCTGACTTGAGCTAAAGGAAAACACGATGTCTGAAATGTCAGCGCTTTTGTTTGGCATTGGGAACGAGGCTTTTGAGGAGCCTCTTCCTGTTTCTACCGGTTATGTTCCTGTCGAGGTTGATCACACAGAGTTGGTCAACGCTGACGATGCCATGCGTGCTTCAGACGCTGAGATCAACGACCAGATGGATAAAGTGCGTAAATTGTCGGATGCGGTAACGTATGCACGGGATGTGCGGGAGACCATCACTGAGGTGGAAGCCCGTGAGTTACAGTCTCGTGTTATTGCGGTGCTGGGTGACGATGCAGGCCCTCGCCTGATGGGATCCATGGAAAGCTATAACGGTCCGTTAGCGGGTCAGTTGCTGGATGCGGGTCTTGAGGGGATTGGCAGTATGCTGCGCACCGCGTTAGCTGCGTTGATCAAACTGATCCGTACGGGTTTCCGTATCATGATGCAGTTTATCACTTCGGCGAAGTTGGTGCTGGGCCGACAGCTGAAAGCATTAGGTGAGTTGCGTCGTGCAACCAGTGATAAGTTGGAAGGTTGGGAAGAGTTCCAGATCACATGGGGTAATAACAGCGGCTTGACTGTGAAGAAAGGTCCAGGGGCAGTAAGTGGAATCTCACCGATTACACCCATCACTCCTATTACCCCAATCACCCCGATCTCACCCATCGGTGGCGGTCAGAAACAATTGTCAGCGGCTTATGCACGGTTGTTAACGAAGACCGAAGGCAATGTACTGAAAGCACCAACCAACATGTCTGGTGAGCTGCGTGACACCGCACGCATCATGAAGATGGCAGTTATCCCGGCGGTTGATGGTGTTAACCGTCACTTTGGTGCGGTGCTGGATATGTTGGAAGATGCAGATCGCATGGATATGGATCAGCGCTACAACGCGCTTAACCAGTTGACGTACGACAAGTTCCTGCCGATGAACATGTTACTGGTTGGTCGTGAATCAAACAAGTTTGGCACTGTGCTTAGCACTACGTCAGTCTTGGGTGATTACGAACTGCGGGCAAACATTAATCCACTGAACCTGGTTAATGGCTTTGCAGGCAAAACCGGTGATCAGCAGGGTGCGTTACGTAACCTGGGGCTGGTGTCATTCAATTTCACCCGCACTGAGAAAGCTTCAGCAACCGGCACCCCTGAACTCACGTCACTGTCTCGTCAGGAAGCCTTGTTATCCATTGCCTGTGTAGAAGACCTGTTGAAGACAGTCATCGACTACGGTCTGGATGCTACGGCAGCGAGATTGGGTGGTGAAGCCGACAAAGTGGTCACACGTGTCCTGCCTCGTCTAACCGACGGAAGCGATGATACGTTCACCAGTCAGATGACCATGGCAATTGGTACGCTTTCCCGCTTGACCAACATGTTGCCACAGTCTGTGGTATCGTATACCAACAATCTGACTAATGCTGTGAAACAGTACGTCGAAATCAGCGCTCAGCTGTAAACACGAGTAACCATCGTCTTTAGCCCATTATATGTACCGCCCGTGTTGGTACCACGGGTTATTGACGATGCGTTATTTCATGAAATAATACGGAGTACGACAGATGAATTTACTCGATCAACTCCTGCTTGACGCAGGTAACGAAGCATTCGATGAAACCCCGCCAGTCGTTCCAGTGGAACCTGTTGTGCCGGTGGTTGAGCCAGTTGTGCCTGTAGAAGAGCCACAACCGGAAGATGCGGGTGCTCTCGCTGCTGCTATTGCAGTTGTAGCTGAGCTGGAAGCTGAACGTGATTACGCTCAGGGCAGTACGCGTATTGCTCAGATCGACAGCGAACTGGCGAGCGGTGAGCGTGCTGTGGAAGGCGCAAGCGCTGCAGTTGCTCACATTGAACAAGTACAGGCAGGCCTGGAACACTTCATCGAAGCTGGTTCTATCTCTGCTAAAACTGCAGGTCTGCTGCAGGATCAGATTAACCACGCGATGGGTTCAATCGGTAAATCCGGTCTGAGCGTCACCAGCGGTGGCCTGGAAGCGTTCGGTGATGATCCGGACCAGATGCTGATTGTTCTCTCTGCTGGCCTGAATGCGCTGGAAGAAGAGAAGAAAGGCCTGGGTGACCGTGCGAAGAATGCGATCAAAGGCGTTCTGGCAACCATCGGTAAGTTTGCCTCTGAAATCCTGAACCAGGCAAAACGCCACGAAGCCAAAGCCACTGAGCTGGAAGCGGCGATCAAAGGCAAACCTGAGAAAGAAGTGAAGATCTCCAGCCAGGCGCTGATGGTCGGCAAAGAATTCTCTAAAGACATTGCTGGCGACCTGAACAAGTTCAAAGAGAAGCTGATCAAGCTGTCTGCCACTGCAATGCAGGATCGCAGCAACTGGTACTTCAAAACTGCACCAGGTGTGATCGCTGCTATCAATGGCGCGACCACTGCTGATGAAGCGGTAACCGCTGCGGCTAGACTGCAGATCCCACCGGTTAAAGGCGTGACTGTATCGGTCAAAGACGAAGACGGCATGAGCCTGAAACGTTCTGACGTGGTACTGGGTAACTATGCGCTGTTTGAAATGGCGACCAAAGCTCCAGCACCAACCGACACAGCGTCTGCAGTTGCCTATCTGCGTGCTGCGGCTAAAGCGCGTGTTTCTATCAAACGTGCTGGCGTAGCTGCACCAGAAGCACTGGCTACCACACTGAGCGAAGCACAAGCGGCGAAGATCCTGGGCGCGGTTAAATCAGTCCTGACTGAAACCACGGGTCTGAAGAGCATCATCGAAGCGTTCGGCAAACAGTCTCTGGATATGGATGCGGACGGTAAAGGTGATGGCGATAAAGATGTGCGTAAAATCGCCTCTGCTGCCTCTGCGCTGCCTGACGGTCTGGTGGATACTGTGTCTCAGCTGCCGCGTACTGCTACGCGCGCTGCCATGGACGTGGTTGAAGCTTCTCTGGCGGTGGTGTCTTCTTTTGCTAAAGGCGGCAAAGCTGAGAAACCTGCTAAAGAAGAGCCAAAGAAAGATGAGAAGCCGGCTGACGACAAATCAGCTGACGACAAGTCTGGCGACGCTGAGTAAGCCTGTCATTAACTAATACTGGGGGAGGGGGTTTCCCCTCTCCCTTTATTCCGCCCTAATAGGTGAAACCATGAGTGACGGATTATCCTTGGGTGTTCAACACCAAATGCTGGTTGCGGAGTATTCTCCTCAAGTAGCGGATAAACACCAGGCGATTGATGACATTACTGAAAAGCTGAGCGAAGAAGCTATCGACTTGTCAGCAGGTAATGAAGCCCTGGTGATGATTGCAGCGCATGCACCCGAGTCAGTGCCCAGTGACCTGGAATTGGAAGTGTTGCTGCAACGGGTGAAAGACACCGTACTGGCCTACATGGAAAACCATGCAGACACCACACTGAACGTGGAGCGCAACGACCCATTGGTCGACGTTGGTCTGGAAGACTACAAACAAACCCTGATTCTGATTAAAGATCGGGTGATCAAAGCGTTGCGTTGGATCGGTAAGCAGATCGTGTCGGCGTATAAGCGCCTGAGTGATCGTCTGGGGCGTTTATCCATGCGCATGATGTACATCGAGCGTAAGGTGGATTCATCCACGGACAATGCGTTACCGGGCGATATGTGTGCACTCCCTGCTTCTGCGGCCATGTTGTCGTTATTAGGGAAGGCACCACAGAACGCGTCAGAGGTCATGAATGCGGTAAACAAAGTGAAGTGGTTGTTCACCACCGTGCACAATGACTACAACTTGTATCAGCAAAGTTTCAAGCGTGCCATTGATGGCGGAACCCGTTCAGATGCGCTGTCCTCTATTCAGGACTTTATGCGTCACCTGAGTAGTCGCTTGAACGCCCGTGTTGATTCCCAGCGTAACGGTCATGAAGTCTTTAACCAACTCCCTAATGGGTATATTGTTGAGATCTCAACCGGCGACTCCTTTACGGATTGCTGGGCGACCATTAACCGTACCGGGGTGGTTAATGTCTCAGGTGAGATGACTCGTCGTGCTGACCGTGCAAGCCTGTCTCGGTTAACCAGTGAGTTGCGTAACTTCTTGAAAGTGATCAATGAACTGTACGGTAAAGTCGGCAGTCGTTTGACCACCGATTTCCGTAACATCACTCGCGATGCTGAACGTGGCATTATGGGTGACGATGCGGATGCCCGTGCCATTGAAGCAACCATCAACTGGTACACCGAACAGCAGAACCGTTTGTTCTACCGCAGTATGGTGATGAGCTGTTCCGTGATTTCTGCCGCTCTGGATTATTGCGACATGTCACTGCGTAAACCCGGTACCGGTAATGAAGGGTACGTGGGTAAGAACAGCGGTGATGACGATGATGACGATGCACCAGTGACCGCAAGCAGTAACGTCGGCCAGCTGGACACGTTATTCCAGATCCGTCAATACATGCTGGCGAATACCTCAGTTAACTTGCAGAAAGTCAGCGCAGCATTAGAAGCCTTTAACATGGCTGATGAAGCAGACCAGTCTGTTGCAAAACTCATGGATCTGGATCTGGCGCCACTGCGTCAATCATTGGGTGACCTGCGTTACAATCACTGGATGTGGAACATTAACCCGAACTTGGACCACACGTACAGTTCGCGTTTAAAGGACGCACTTCGCAGTGCCGACACAGAGTTGGATGCTTTCAGCAATGGACAGCTCGAAGAGTTTAAAGCTCTGATTGAAATACACCCACTCAACACGCCAACGACTCAACGGGTTATGAAGCGTGAAGGGTACTTAGGCGAAAACGGTTATGTTCAGTATCTACTTAGTGATGGCCGAATTCCGACGAATAGCGCTGGCGTCTGGGAAGGGGCCGCTAATGGCGTTGATACTCTTGGTTCTGTACTTTCAAACCTTAGGGAACGCACCCAGTTGGTTGCGGGAACTCTTACGGATAGCGATATCCTGGTAAGTAACCTGTATGACGTGTGTACCCAAGATACGTTACGGGAGTTTGCAGAAGCCGGAGACATACAACGCTTTACAGCCGGGTTCCAGGTGAAAGGATTAGCCAGCAGTTCTGCGTTTGGTCCTGTGGTGATTTACCGCGCGGTGTTAAGTGACTACGGTGATTTAACGAACGCGGCGATTCAAGCAGGTTTCCCAAGTTGCGAGGCGGACACCAATGTGTTCATGGCTGACCTGTTGGTTAAGCTTGCTGAAATGGATAAAACGTTCTGTGCTATCTGGAGTGATCTCAACCAGGTGATGCAGCGTGCACGCAGTGTGCAGAATATCCTGGCTGACAGCATGGCGACGTGTAACCACGGGAAAGCAGACCAATGGATCCTTGACGGGGTTAACTACCTTAACCTGCTGTTGAGTGAGTTGCGTTGGCAGAACCGTTTATTGCGCGACCTGTCAATGTACCGTCAGGGCTTGGCACTGTCGATCGATCTCTATCAGCACTGGGGAGGTTTTAAATGAAACCGGCTAAACTTCCCTATCTGTACGAGTACCCGTTTGACTTTACCCCGTACGCCCGTGTGTTAGCTGATCAAGTGGTGGGTCAAGCACCCACGGCAGACTTAGCGAGTGCATTGGCCGCAGTATCCGGTCACCCGTGGACACTCGACTTCCAGAAAGAGTTTACTCTCTATGGTGCGCGTGTGTTCTACCGGGGTCCGAATCAAGCAGAGTTTGCAACCAGCAGTCGGTTCAAATACTGCATCGGGGTTCAGCTGAGCACGTATTACTTCAGTAAGAAACTTTACCTGGTATTTAACGTGATCGACTAATCGGCATAAAAAGGTGTTTCCTTCCCTTTGCGGGGAAGGAAACCCTTTATGCAGTTATGCCGGTTTATTCAACAAAGCTATCCGGTAACGCTGGGAGTGTATCACCCGCCTTCATTGCGTTAACCGCGTCTTTGAATTCCCAGTAACGTTTGTATGCTGCATCGATGCCGGTAAACAGCGCCAGCAGGTTTGCAATGATCTCGTCAGGTTTCAACGAGACAAACGTATTTTCGTAGGTACGAATAGCCACAGCGTCATCCTGACCAGCTGCTTTACGCAGTTGTGCCACTTGAAACACGCCCAACCAGTTTGGACGATCTGAATCACCTGCCTGCAGATGGTAAGTAATGGTTTTGCCATCAACTTCCTTCTGGAACGGCAGACCGATAGCGAGCTCAGTATCAACCAGGCTCAGTGCTTCCGCCAGTAGCCTTGCACGAGCATCGTTGAACTTAATGCTTGGATCGGACTCCGCCACAATCCAGGTTTGGTACCAGGCACCGTCTTCACGCAGCTCAGGATCACCCTGAGTCACTGAATCGCCTTCTGGCTGTGCGGTTGGGTTAACCAGTGCGTAACCATAATTGGCAAGCTTATCAACCGGCAGGGTATCAGACGAGAAGATGGTCTGCTGGTTATCCGCTTTAAGGTTACGGTAGTAACGCGGGTACTCTTTTGTTTCCAGCTTAATCAGCGGCGTTGAGCCATTGATCACGCTTACAGAAGTGGTTTCGCTCATAGCGTCCTCAGTATCACAAAAAGAAAGGGCTGGATAGAAAGGGGCCGAAGCCCCTGTCTATTAAACAGTCATGGCGACCTGACCAGTGAGGTTCGTACCATCCCACAGCAGGGCGATGATAGTGCGAGTGTCACCGAGCGTTGGCGCTTCACCACGGGACCAGCTAATGGTGTTAGTAAAGGAGATGTTGCCGCCTTTACCGTTCAGCACGATCACGATGGTTGCCAGACGAGTAGACGCCGGCAGGTTCGTGATGGTCAACGCTTTGTCAGTGGTAGCCGACAGTTTGAAGCCGTTACCCAGGCTGAAGTCCAGCGTGGTACCGGTAGGCTGCACCATCAGCAGATCGTAACGGTCGAAGTCAAACTTCAGATCAACCCACGCACCGTCTTTACGGACTTTGCGTTTGCCGTCGAAAGCTGCATCGAAGACGTTACCACCACCGAGCTTACCAAGAGACGACCACGCGGTGGTAGAAGTCTTCTGGTAGTAGTCCTGAGTATCACTACGCAGGAAGTAGTCACCGATTACACCGTCAGCAGTGTTAGGTTCACGGGCGAAAACAATCCACTTAGAACCTGGATCACCTTTATCCCCTTTGAGACCTTTATCACCCTGGTCACCCTTCGCACCGGTCAGACCACGTGCACCGGTATCACCTTTCGGACCTTGGATTGGGCCAACGTTGACAAACGCAGCGCCATCCCAGACGTAGAAGTTCACGCCGATCATGTAACCATCGCCGATGTTATCAGCAGAGGCTGGCAGCTCGGATTCGCTGTTCTTCTTACCGAGGATCTTGATACCCGCACCGATGTCGCCTTTCGGCCCCTGGATACCTTGTGCACCAGAGAAGTCGCCGTAGTCGACCCATGCTGCACCGTCCCAGGTTTTCAGGTGAGTGCCAACAGCCCACGTGTCACCTTTGGTTACGCCAGTGCTTGGCAGTTCAGAGTCCTGAGTCACACGGCCTTTGGCGTTGAAGCCATCGCCCTTCGCGCCCGTGGCGCCAGTGTCACCCGTCAGACCTTGAATACCCTGATCACCTTTGTCGCCTTTGCTACCAGTGTCACCTTTGTCGCCTTTAGCACCTGTGGTACCGGTATCACCCTTGACACCCTGAGGTCCTTGCAGGCTACCCAGATCCAACCACGCAGAGCCATTAGAAACATGGGAGTGCATGGTATCAGAGGCAACGTAGATCCAACCAAGGTTACCTGATGCAGCAGCAGGTAATGCAGACGCAGAGGCAACAGTACCTTTCGGCACCAGACCCGCACCCATATCACCTTTCACACCCTGCGTACCCTGGTCGCCTTTCACACCCTGGGCACCAGACATGTCACCCATGTCGATCCAAGCTGTGCCGTTGAAGATCCAGGAGTGTTTGGTGTCAGTGGTGGTGTAGTAGTCACCTGATGTGCTGCTACCAACTGCTGGTAACGCAGAGGAGGAAGCGACAGAACCTTTGGCATTCACACCCGGTCCCACGTCACCCTTCGCACCGGTGTCGCCTTTGGCACCCGTGTCACCCTTCGCACCGTCTTTACCCTGAGCGCCTGAGAAGTCACCGTAGTCAACCCACTGTGTACCGTCAGAAACGTGAGAGTGTTTGGTGTCCAGTGCAACGTACATCCAACCTGCGTTAGAGGTCGCTACTGCTGGGAGTGCAGAGGCAGACGCCACTGTACCTTTAGGGATCAGGCTTGCACCGGTAGCACCCGTGTCGCCTTTATCGCCTTTGGCACCCGTGTCGCCCTTGGTACCCTGAACACCCTGGATACCTTGGTCACCCTGATCACCTTTATCACCCTGGTCGCCTTTGGCACCAGTCTCACCCTTATCGCCCTTCGGACCTTGGATTGGACCCATGTTCTCGTAAGAGTCACCGTCCCAACCCCAGAAGTCGCCGGAGATCAAGTAGCCTTGACCCAGTGTGCCAGTGGCAGGGAGTTCAGAAGAGGCGTCGAGTTTACCGATGATAGAGATGCCGGGACCCATGTCACCTTTCTCACCTGTATCACCTTTATCACCCT